ATTACGCAAAAGATCTTGAGTATGGCAAACCGAGTGCTGGTGCTTTTAGAGGCGCGATTGCTCCAAGACCATTCATGCGACCAGCGTTAGCTAGGAACAGAACAAAAGCGATTAGAATGCTTGTGAAGAACGTGTTCAGCAGGCAAGGCATCTCTGATCGAAGAAGGCGAACGTAATGATTGATCTGAGTAGATCTATTGTGGACTACCTCCGATCTGACACGATTCTTTCAGACAAGCTAGGTTCGTTCATGGGACATGCTGCGGTGTTTTCCTCTTTTCCTGTCCCATCGAATACGGAAAAACCTTTCATCGTAACGGTTTCAATTTCAGATGTAGACTTGGACACTAAAAACAGAACGGTGAGAGAAATATTGCAAGACATTTCAATTTACGATGATCAGGATGGAAGTCCTATAGTCATCGAGGAGATCTCCGAATACTTGAGAGAGAAGTTCAGGGCACCATTTGTTGTTCCAGATTGGACGATGAGTGGATTGAGTTTGAGTGGACCCGTTCTGAATGATTCGGATGATTACTATGGTAGGGTTCTTACGGCAAGAGTGGTTCTTGACCGTTAGGAAAACGAACGCAGGAGGTAAGTAAGATGGCAGTAGTAAATGGTAATTCGATAATTATATACATCGGTAACACCGCAGTGGGTTCTCAACGCGGAGTGACCTTCGACAGTTCGGCAGAAATGCTCGACATTTCAGACAAGACGAGCGCAGATGCAAAGTTCATATCTGGAAAGAGGACTGACACAGTAACTCTGTCTTCTTTCTATCTTGCGGCAGGAGATGCTCCGCAAGCAGCATTGCGAACTGCATACGAAGCCGGTTCATCGGTTGAAGTTGACTGGGTTGAGTCTTCGACAGACGGACTTACTGGGACTGGGTTGCGTACTGCGGAAAACGCATTCATCAGTTCGTTGTCAGTCAATGCTCCTGAGCATGGACCGGCGGAAACTGAAGTCACGCTTCAGATCACTGGTGGCTGGGGAACTTACTCAGTCTAATGGGAATGACATCTGACCAACTGCGTGGGCGAGTAAGCATCCTGATCGATGGTGAGGAGAAGTTTCTTCGCTTCGATCAGGGTGCGCTTTCTCGACTGATCGATCAACTTGGCCTGGAAGGGATGAGTTCGATTCCTTCTGCGATCTCCTCACTAGACATTGATACATTAATTGCTCTTGTCTGGGCTGGACGATTGTGGGAAGAACCGGAGTCGAAGATTGAGGAAGTTCGTAATTTGTTCTTTCCGATGCTTCCAACATACAACTCTGCAATTGAGGCGATGAATCTCGCGTTGTGGGGATCACTTCAGCCTGACTTCGGGGGAAGCGATGACGATGTGGACCCTCCGAAGGTGAAAGAAGAGAATGGGACTTTATCGACGCAAGAGATTTTGCAGTAATTCATCTTGGTTTTGATATCGATTCGTTTTGGCGTTTGACTCCAGCCGAGTTGAATGCTCTGTCGAGTGAGTACGGGAAGAAGCAGAAGTCTGAGTTTGAGACGTTAAGGGCATCCGTTTACTGGGCTGAATCATTGGCTCGAACGAAGCGTCTGCCTGATTTTAGGAGTTGGATAAGTCCCCCTAAGCCTGCAAGAAATCTAACGGGTGAGGAAGCCGCGTTGAGACTAGAAGAACATGAGAATGATGTCGCTTTAGCAATTTCCTTAAGGAATAGACGGGATGCTGCAAAGAACGAAGAAGGATCTTCTGTAGATGGCTGAACCGATTGGCAAACTTGAATTAAAGCTTCAAGCTGATATTACGCAACTCGAATCTGACTTGAAGAAGGCAGAGGGTCGAGCGAACACTGCTGGCAAACGCATTGCGCGTAACATGCAAGGTGCGTTTAAGGGCGTTGGAGCGATTCGCGTCAAGCTTGGTTTGATGGTTTTTGCTCTTGCTCAGATTGCTGCGCTAGGCGGCATGAAGAGATTGGTAGATGGTGCTATTGATGCGGCAGATGCAATTGGCAAGACCTCTGACAAGTTAGGCATCTCGAATTCCGCGTTGCAAGAATTTCAGTACGCAGCAGCACAGAGTGGAGTCAAACTTGAGACTCTAAATATGGGATTGCAGCGGTTCGGACGCAGAGCAGCAGAAGCAGCCGCAGGAACTGGAGAAGCACGCGGAGCCCTCAAGCGTTTGAAGATCGAACTCACAGACGGGCAGGGCGCTCTCCGCTCAACAGAAGCTTTGTTCATGGACACAATGAAGGCATTGTCCGAAATCGAGAATCCACTTGAAAGAGTGCGACTGGGATTCAAGTTGTTCGATTCTGAAGGAGTTGCTTTAGTCAATATGGCAGGCAAGATGGGAGTGCTTCGCGACGAAGCGCAGAAAATGGGACTCATTCTCGATGATGAGGTAATTGCCAAGGCGGAAGAGACGAAGGACACGCTTTCTGCGTTAGCCAAAATAACAAGTGCCCAACTGACTCCTGCGCTTGCTGATCTAGGTGGTGGTGCGTTGATCGCAGTTGGTGAACAACTTGCGGTAGTAGCCTTCTGGGCGAACAAGATGTATCGGTCGCTTGCGGCTACTGCGAATCTCGGATTGAGCAACACTAAAATGCGGCTCATAGAAGCGAGAGATGAACTTTTAATAACTAATTTAATACTCAAAGAACTCGAAGATGAATTCGCGAGAAGCGGCGACCCGCGTGGGGCCACTAAGCATTTGGGTTTGGATAACAGAAGGAAATACCTAAATGCAGAAATCATCAGGCTGGAGAAGCAAAAGATAAATCTGGAAAATGCGCGAAAAAAAGAAGCGAATATCCTGTCTTCGGGACCACCAGTTTTCGATGCCAACGCGGAAGAGAAAGCGGCAGATATGCGTCGAAAGATTGCTGAGAAGGCATTTGAAGATCTTCGTGCTATGCGAGCAACGGATATAAAGAATATACAGCATGAAGCAAATAAAAAGATTGCCAAACTCGAAAAAGCAACCAAAGACGAACTAAAGATCTACGGAGGCAAAGCTGAGGCGATAGAGGCGATAAGGGATGCTGCTGCAATCAAAATCGATGCAGTGAACGCAGAATCGCATGAAAAGATGATCAAGCAACTTCAGAAAGATGTTGATCTAGAAGCTCGCAGGGCAGAAAAGATTAAGAAGATGCGCGATGGAGTTCATCAAAAGTTCCTTGAAGCAACGAAGACCGAAGAAGAGATGATCAAGATCAATCTCGCGAAGGAGATCGAGGAACTCAAAAGAAATATTGATAAAAAGCTTTACCTTCATGCTCAGTTCCTAGAAGACAAGGAAGAACTTGAAAGGGTAGCGGAAGAAGAAATCAAAGATCTCCGCAGGGACAATATTGATCTTGAGAAGCGTTACTTAGAAGAGCGCGAGAAAGCATTTGAGGAATCGTTCGGATTCATCCGAGATGGTTTTGCTGATGCGATGACAGAAATGATTCTTACAGGTGAGGCTTCGTTCAAGACACTCGCGGATTCATTCTTGCGAGAGTTTGTGCAGCGAGCGATTGGAAGTCTTGCTGGCACTGCGTTTACTGCACTGAGTTTAGCCTTTTCGCCGACTCCGATTGGCCCATTGCAAGCTGACGGTACGTTCAATGGTATTGGTTTGGCACATGGTGGTCCGATTGGTAGTAGCAGGGGACCAACGCTCGTCGGAGAGATGGGACCTGAGTTATTTCTTCCCCACACTTCAGGATTTATTGCCAATAACCAAACACTCAGCAAGATGGGTGGTGGTGGTGGCAGCTCCGTCTCGGTGACTGTCATCAACAACACTGGGCAAGAGTCATCGACAACGGAACAAAATGGGCCGAGTGGGAGATCCATTGAAGTGATGATTGGCAAAGCAATCTCTAAGAATATCTCAAGAGGTGGTGACGTGGATCAAGCAATCAGAAACTCGTATGGAGTCAATCGAATTGGGAGGCATGGAATCTAAATGCCCGTTTGGCCTGACCTACCGACTGATCCGATGTACGGGTGGACCGAAGTGCCTGGAAACGCCACGATTCGGACAGAGACAGATTCCGGTCCAGCAAAGACTCGCAAGCGGTTCAGTTCTGCACCAAGTAAGTTCTCACTTCAGTTCGCGATGTCAACCACTCAAGCAACGCGACTGATGCAGTTTTACACGAATTCGTCTGATGGTGATCCCGCTGGTACTGCGAGTGGTTCGTTGACCTTTGGTGGGTTGCCTCATCCGCGAGACAACTCTGCGGTAACTGCAACTCTCTTGACCGGATGGAGATTCACGTCGCCGCCCACGATCACGCAGAATTCATTTGGTCGCTTTAATGCGACCGTTCAATTGGAGTTGATCGAATGAGTCGGAGCGTTTCATCTGCTGCACGTCAAGCAATGTACTCGCAAAGTACCGAAGAGTTGTTTGTTCTCTTGCTTCAAATTAGCAATGAAGATGATCCGTCTGAGCCGATACGAACTGCGCTTGACTCGAAAAACTTGGATTCCAAGATCACGGTTGATGGTGTCGATACATATTCGACTCCAGTTACATTTGCAGGGGGCTTTTTCGGAATCGAGCTACCTGAAGAGGCTGGAGAGAATATCTCCAATGTTCGCCTGTCTATCGACAACGTAGACAGGGCGATTGTCACTGCCATTAGAAACGCATCTGAGCCGCCTGAAGTGCGGATGTGGATCGTTCTACGAGACACACCTGATGTCGTTGAAGCTGGACCGTTTTATTTTGTGCTTGAAAGCGCAGAATACAATGGTTCAACGGTTACGGGTGAACTCGCCTTTGAGGATGTGACAAACAGACGCTATCCGAAGCACGAGTTCACACCGCATCTCACACCAGGGCTATTCTGATGTCTTGGACAAACGACTACGTGGGCATTCCATATGAGATCAACGGTAGGGAGATGGACGCACTCGACTGTTGGGGACTCGTTCGCCAAGTTTACAAACGCGAGCTTGGATTCGAGTTACCATCTTATGCGGGCTACGAACACAGTCTGGATAGCAAAGCTTTCACTGCGGCTTTCGAGCAAGAGAGAGATATGTGGAAGACTGTTGCGGTGCCGGAAGAATACGATGTAGCGTGGTGTCGGATCGTTGGCGTCGAGTGTCATTGTGGTGTGATGCTTGCTAACGGTCGAATGATGCTTCACGCAATGGAAGGGCAGGACATCTGTATTGTGTCTACATTGACACCAGTGTGGCAGCGGAGGATCTTGCGATGCTACCGGCTACAATAGATGTCCAGACGGCACGCAATCCATTCGAGAGTAATCGCGTCAATTCATACGCTATAGAAGGCGAGACGATTGAGACGATCATCATGTCGCAAGGGCTTCGGCTTGATGGTGTCTACACGGTCAATGCTGTTATCAACGGTGAGTTGGTTCCAGAACGGATGTTCGCCAAAGTCAGGCCGAAGGCTGGGACGTTAGTAGTTCTTCGCGTCATCCCTCGCGGTGGTAATGTAGGCAAGGGCATTCTGTCTATCGTCCTTGGCATTGTCATCATTGCCGCCTCATGGGGGACGCTGACTCCCCTTGTTGTTATTGCTGCGGGGGCTGCAATCTACTCCGGTATACAGTCCATTCTTGCACCACCTCCTGCTGTTCCATTTAGTGGTGACATTCCAGAGAGTCAGAACTCACCAGCGTTGTCAGGACAATCGAACACAGCTCGACTCTATGGTCCGATTCGTACCGTTCTTGGTAAGTACCGGGTCTATCCCGATCTACTCGGCAAGCCGTTTATCGAGACGGTCGGACATGACTCGATTATTCGGATGCTTCTCTGTTTCGGATACGGTCCACTCGACATTACCGATATACGCATCGGCGAAATACCCATCATGGAGTTAATCTCGTCATCTGATTACAACGTACTCCAGGGATGGGACGATGATGCGCCACTGACGATCTTCCGAGATGAGGTGGACTTTGATGGAACAATTAAACCAGAGTTGCCGAGAGAAACCCCAGAGGTGGCTAACCTGACAACAAAACCAGGGCCGGAAGAGATATCGTTTGACATCGTATTTCCGGGTGGCCTTATTGCAATTGATAAGAATGGGAAGCCCCAGCCTGTCACAGTTCGGTTAAGTATCAAAGAGAAAGAGACGGGTGGTGCGTTTTTGCCAATCGGCGATCCTTCTGGTGGCGTAGACTACGACACTGAAACCTTAACGGGCATCACGAAAGTCTCGGATGGGTTGTTCGATATCAAGTTAAAGGAACGCGGATCTGTTACTAGAGGATTCCGTTGGACGGTTCCGGTAGGTAGTACAGTCGGCGTCGTTCACCATGTTAAAGTGACGAGAGTCTTGACTCTTACGTCTGTCAGTGATTCTAAGCAGATCATCTCCGACGCAACGATCACGGGCATCAGGACGATCAAGCCTCACATTGAGTCGAAGATCAAGAACCTTGCGAAGATCGAGTTGAAGATCAACGCAAGCGATACGGGGCTCAGTGGTGTTATCGGAAATCTCTCGGCGATCTGCACTTCCATTGCTCCGAAGTTCGACTCACTGACGCAATCATGGGGACCGGCGAAGGCTTCCTCTTCGGCATACAACGCCTCGATGTTTCCAACTCGTAATGCTGCATGGTTGTTCGCGCAGGTACTTCGCGGCCCTGCGAACTCTCGACCTATTGACGATTCAAGGATCGACGGCCCAGGGCTAGGTGACTGGGCTGGCAATCTAGAGGGAACAGGAGGCGAGCCGATTAGCGGAACCATCGACGTGCCTCGCAACCTCGATGCGGTGATTGATTACAAGACAACGACGAGAAAGGTTCTAGCTGATATCGCTGGAGCCAGTCGCAGTGCTCTGAATCTCGTCGATGGTAAATACGGTGTTGTGCAGGACATCCCAAGAGATCAGATCATTCAGCATTTCAGTCCACGAAACTCTCGAAACTTCTCTGGTGCTAAGTCGTTTCACAGGCGACCGCACGCCATTCGCACACACTTCATTAATCCGCAGCCCGTGAACAATGGCCCGTTATCATACCAGAAGGATGAGAGGATCGTCTACGACGATGGCTATTCTGAAGACGGAGATCACGTTGTCGATCTTGCCTTCCGAGGTTCTACGACACCGACCACTCTATTGGAGGGCGGTCCTGGCGCATCTGCTGCATGGTCCCGTAGCCCCATAGATGCATTCCTCGTTGGGAATCAAGGCTATTCGGTCAGGTTCTCCGTTTTAGGGAACAATCCTGAGTTCTATAACACTACGAACAACCTACTCTCCATTGACGCAGATGAGAATAAGTTCGTAAGAGTAAGGATGCGAAGAGTAATAGCAGGCGATGAGATTTGGCGTGGTCGGCTTGTCTTCCAATCCGGTACAGCAGCGTTCGACATTCTTGGGGGAATGAGTCAGCTCCAGTCAACTGAACCCGATTGGACAAAGGGTTGGATTACAGTAGTCTGGGATCTATCGGATAATTCCGACTGGACTGGGACCATCGACCGATTGCGATTCGATTTTACTCAAGCCGGAAGTGGCGGCAGCTACGACATCGAGTCCATCATCGTAGACAACGACACGAAGCGAGCAGAAGAGTTTGCAGAGCTATCACTCTGGGGTGTTGCCGATTCCGAGCAAGCCTTTCGCGATGCACGATACCACCTAGCCTCGACCAAGTTGCGACCGGAGGTGTTCACGATAGAAGTTGATGTTGAGCATCTTGTCTGCAATCGAGGCGATCTGGTTCGTATCTCTCACGATGTCATCGGTGTAGGCTTTGGCGGTGCCCGATTCACTGACGTTACTACGAACGCTCAGAAACAGTTTCTTGGAGGAACACTCGACGAAGAGTTCGTTTATGAAGATGACAAGAACTATGCAATTCGCATTCGGGGGATGACTCCTAATAGCGAAGAACCCGCCAATATAATGGTGAACATTGAGAACCAAGGTAGTTCGAACTCTCCGAGTTCAAGAATAAGTATTGATGATCCGTTTTCTTTCAGCGATGATCTGCCAATCCTAGTTCCACCCATCGGTACTACTAATATTAGGAATAACGGAGTCGGCAGCAATTTTGCTGGTATGCTTGGTTATGAATTTCAATCTAGCTCGGTGTTGGTCATCAATGTTCTTGGCGTTTGGGACGGACCTAATTTCACTGGTGGAGATCCGGGTCTGGGTCTTGAGGAAGAAACTCAGATTGGACTCTGGTCCGATTCAGGAGAGCTATTACGTTCGACAACCATTGGTTCAGGGTTTACGAGTGGTCTTCTGATTGATGGGTTCCGATATGGTTCGATAGATGAGATCGAACTTTCAGCAGATGTCGATTATACCGTTGGAGCTTTGTATATTAGTCTTGACGGGAATGCGTTTCTTGATGGACATAATGCGTTTCCGCCAAATACAGGTATTACGTGTACGCAAAGCGTATACAGTAGTGATGGTGGTTCCACCTTTACTATGCCTACGATTCCGCCTTCTGACGGAGACTTTCGTTGGATCGGTCCTAATATTGGATTTACAGGCTCTGCTAACGTAGAACCTCGCATCGGTGATCTCGTTCTATTCGGAGAGCGGAACATCGAGAGTTTGGAATGTATTATCCAGCGCATCTCTCCGCGTAACGATTTGACTGCGGTGATTGAATTGGTCGAATACAACGAAGCGGTCTACGACCCTGGGCCGATCCCCATGTACAATTCCAAGATCTCACTCCAGGCGAATCCGGTGCTATTGCGTCCAATCAATCCAGAGTTTGTAGGTGATCCGATTAGTGACGAGACGGTGATTGCATTCACCTCTGCGGGTGCCCCAGAGGCTCGGATCGTTATCAATGTCATCACACCGCAGAACGCAATAGGCACTTATTCCCCAACGACGCATTACCATGCACAGTTCCGAGGCAAGAGCGATGATGTTGCTGTGACTGGTTGGTACAACGTCCATCGCGTCGAAGCACTTGGCAACACGCGCATCGTGATCTATCCGGTTGAAGAAGGTGAGATGTACGATATTCGCGTTCGCGCTATATCGGACCAGAGTGCAACAGCTAGCGAATGGATATACAAGAACAATCACACCGTCATCGGTCAATCGACTCCACCTGACCCGCCTGCTTTTCTATCAGTATGGGGCGATGCAATC